ATACCATTAAAAGTAGCACCACCGCCTACTAAATTCATAGTAGCTATGACTGATGGCACAGCAGGTCTTGTCGGGCTTGTGCTTGTCCCAAAATGCTCAATACTTACACCAGTATTTTCAGTTCTCCACACAATCTCAACATAATCATTAGCAGCCATGTCAATAAAAAAATTCAATGCAGCAATGATATGACTTGGGTCACTAGAACTTTTCCTCAAAGGAGGGTGAAATCTACTGTTTGAGTTTGCGATATTTGTTCCATTCTTACGAAACCAAACATCCACATCTTGACCATCGTTTGTGGTGTTCTTAAACTGAATGGAAAACTGTAAGTTGTAGAGTCCTGCGTTTTTTACATTTAACCTAGAACTATTTGATAACGTAATTCCATTAGAGAAGTCGGTTGTATCAAAGGTAATAGGATAAGCAACAGTCGTACTAGCAGCAGTCTGGTCTGTTCCGTCTTGAAAAGCCCCATAAGGTGCAGAATCAGCAAAAGACGCACTAGAGATAGGAACAAACAAGATTACGCTATCTGGGCCTATCCTTCGGTCTGTCAAAGTGGTAGATGTTGCCCCACCAGTTGCCAGCGTCAAAGTTCCTGTGTTATTGGTCTTTCCGTCCATGATGCCACGGACTACTTCAGCCACAGCCCTCTGGTCACCACCAAACGCAGGTAGGCTTCTAAACATTAGCGAACCCCTTGTGGAGTTACATCCACATCCACAGAGATAGCGTTATCCCAATTGTCACCAGTAGGAGTAACCTTTAGCCTGTGATACCTACCTGCGCTTCTAAGTGGTACACGATTCTCTGAACTAGCAGCCACCGCAGTATTAAAGTTAACACCTTGGTTTAACAGGGTACGAGAAGCAATAGCCACAGTCGCAGAGCCATTGTCAACAATAGGTCTAGCTAGGGTTACTACTGAGTTAGCACCAATGTCCAAGTCTCCAGTAGCAATAACGCCTGTCTGACTAGCACCTGTGTAAGTCATCACACGAGTGGCTAAAGTACCACCTAAGAAATACTTACCGCCAACATACAGTTGAGAGTCTAAACTTGTCGTTAACGCATCAATAGAAGCAGAGATGCTATCCAATTGTTCAAGCGTTACAGACGATGTAGAGGCTTCTGCCAAGAAATCTGTACCTGCATCGCCATAAGTCCACTTCTGTGTCTTAAAGTTATAAATTATTAGATTACGAGTTCCGTTAACAGATTTGTAATTCCAGATTACAAGTTTGCGAATTGGGTCAACAGCAGCAGACATAGAGCCATAGTCAGATTCCGAGGCATCTTGTAAGAAATACCTATCTACTTTTTCTGCACCAATAGCTGTTACGTTTTGTCCATCACACACATAGAAACCATCGTCAGACAAGAAGAAAGTTACGCCTTGGTACTGAGCAATAGAGCCAGATACCATGCAGCCCTTACCACGAGAGATATTGTCAAACTGGAATATAAACGGAGTACCTACATAGGTCATTCTGTGAATTGCTCTTTCTAAAAGAACAATACCAAACTCACCACCACGGATTCCTACAATCTGTCCACCATCAGGAATATCCTGATAATCAGACTGTGTGTTTACATCCTCAGTCCAATCTGTCTCATCATTGATTGCTGACCAACGAACACGATATTGTTGCTGAGTAGTTTCTAGCGTATTGGCGCAAACAACAAAGTCACGCACCACAGTAATAAACTTAGCAATAGGCGCAGTAGCCGATAAATCAGCAAACGATGTAGATGTTCCTAGTGTCCATGCCTGTAATCTATCAGCGTTATTTGCAGAGATTACAACCTTGCCAAACTGAGTAAAACGAACCCTATCAGCAGAACCAGTTGTCATTCCTGTTTTAACTTGAGTTATTGTGCCAACGCCACTTACTGTATAAATCTTAGATGCGCCAGCAGCAAACAACTCAGTAGTACCATCAGGCTTTTTGGCAGCATAAAGAGAAGTTAAATTCTCAGCAGCGTTACTAGATGAAAAAGTAACAGGAGTGGGAAATGGGCCATACCCGATAGCCAAAGAAACCACGTTCTTAGCGTCAGTCAAAGCACCCGACACGCTAGGTTGGTCAGGCATCCACTCACCAAAAGTTAGTTTTGTCGTAGCCATGTGTTACTTCCTTGCGTCTGAATTGTCCATGTATTGTCATTAGCAGATACTGGAGTCCATGTGTTTGTGTCAGCAGAAACAGTAGTCCAAGTATTGCTATCAGTAGAAACTGGTGTCCAAGTATTGTCGTCTTGTGGTACTGGTGTCCAGTTCTCGCCAAGGATTACACCTTTAGCAGTTACCAAAGATATACCATTGATAGATACCACACCTGCATAAATTGCAGAAGCATTAGCTATTACATCAGCCGTAGCCGTAATACTTGCACTAGCACCAACAACTAAACCACCATTAGCTACTACTGTTGCATCACCAATAATTGCACCGCTACCAAACTGAACCCTGATAGCGTCAGCAGTTACAGTTGCGTTACCAGTTACAGAAGCTACTGCATTTGCTACGATTCCACCAAGAGCCGTAACAGTTGCGTTTCCAGTTATATCTGCAATACCAAACTGGACACGAGTTCCATTGGCAGTTACATCAGCATTAGCGGTAATACTTCCACTAGCAAACTGGACACGAGTAGCATCTGCGGTAACAGTAGCATTACCATCAATAGCACCAGAGCCAAACTGCACCCTAGTTGCATCACAGGTAACACTAGCAGAGCAATCAATGCTTGCACTAGCAAACTGAACCCTTACTGCATCTGCCGTTACTGTCGCTGTACCATCTATTGCCCCACTACCACTCTGAACCCTTATAGCATCAGCTACAACGCTTGCAGACGCAGTTACAGACCCATAGGCATCCCATAGGGTTACTGAGGTTGTGTAGAGTGGACTATCGAGTGTGAGTGTTAAGTCATCAATGCTAGACTTTAAATTGTCTAGCGAGTCAATCGTCCACGGAGGCAGTAAGTCAGCCATCTCACGCTAAAGTAACGCTTAATGAACCAATAGCAATGCGGAACACATCACCAGTTGCGATAGTCTTAGATGCGTCTAGTGGTGTGTGATACAACAGATTACCTGTAGTCAAAGCATCACGAATACCAATGTGCGTGATTGTTCCCCATGAACCGCCAGCTTGAGGAAACTCAATAGCAGCAGAATTGGTAGAAGCACCATTGGAGGGCGCACCAAAAGTAATTGCCTGACGAGCATAGCTAGTACCAGAACACTCAGTTCCAGTATCAGCGTCTGTTGGGTCAGTTGTATAAAGTGCTAAGTACACAGTTGTTGGTGCTGTGTAGCTAGTTGCTCTCAACGTAACATTGATAAGAGCATTTTCTAAGTAGTTAGACATTTCAGCCATAGTTTCACCTTGCAGTTAATTTCATTGCTAACGGAACACCAGAGTATTGACCTTCTTCATCAGACTTGGTGAGAGATGTGATTGCTCTGTCATACATAGAACCCCATGTATTGATTCGAGCATCGTTCATTAGATAAGGCTCTGCTTCAACCAATGCGCCATACAGCAAACCATCTGGGGCAACATTTAGAAATACGTTAGATGTGTTACTGCTAGACAGGTATGGAGGCGCAGCAAAGTAGAGCATCTTTAATGTGTAGATGCCATCAGGTGCAGGTGCTACTTGAAACTCACTTGCTAATATTGTGTAACTCTTAGGAACACCAACTTCTGATGTTCTTGGGTCATTGGATAATGTTGAGGGACTAGAGTAACTCAATGGTTGAATTGGGTTAGTCATCACCACAAAGTCACGAATCTCTAAGAAGTCGCTAGGTAGTTCTACAGTTGCATCACCAGAAACTGTGCTGGTTGTTACAGACTTTAGCATCTGACGAATACGCAGTTCTCTACGCAAACGATTCTCAGCCAAAGTAATGAAGTCTGGAATAATGCTTGTCAGGTCAGACCTAGCTAAGTAATTAGCTATTGAAGTCTGTAAATCAGAGTAGGTAGCAAAACTCATACAACTCCTGTCCTAGTGCGCCATGCACGATTCATTGGGTCATTTAACCAAGCAGCAAAACGCTTGTCATCAAGAACAGCAAAGCCACGCATGATTCCAGCTTTGTTTAAG